ATCTGGATTATTGACAATGTCTAAATTTAATCCAGTAGCATTTGCTAGGTTTTGATATCTTTGATAGTTGGCACGACCAGTTAATTGAATAAATCCACGACCATAGTATTTTCCGCCATCGGCATCTGTAAGATTACCTAAGAAACCTTTACCTCGTTTTGTTGGTCCATATGCCCAAGAGAAAAACTGTTCTCTAGTTACACCTTTTTTAGTAGCATCAGAAAATGTGGCAATGTCCTCTGGAGTGGCAAATGAATAAACTTGTTTTAATCTGGTTGGACTATAATTAAATGCCTCTAATTGTGGTATCCATTTTGATTCACCACCAGCAATACCCAATAAGGCACATTTCTGTTCTTTGGTAGTTAATCCTACTTTATCGCATGCTGCAATAAGTGCTTTAATACCCTCTGCTGATTTTGATGGATTTGAAGATGACTTTGCTGGAGGTAGCGTTGGTATTGAAGTATTTGTTGATGTCTGTTTAACAGGTGTGCTGGTAGTAGAGCCAGTTGTTACTGGTGTTCCAGATCCAGACAAAACAGGATTACCAGAGCCATCTCTTAAAACATTTTCAAATACTCTACTTTGACTAACTGCATTTAGATTAGTTGGTGGATCTTCAAACTTAAGAATATTCTCACCATAGTTTACAACGGCATTACTAATTGTAATTTGTGTACCACTATTAATAGAAACAATAAATGTTTCTGCTGGAATGCCAAATGCCAATACTTTCATATTGGCTTTTAATACTGATGTTAAATTAGTCGAACCATTTTCTGGATCGTATAATGTTAATACCTTTCCATTGGTTGGACCAGGAACTGTTCTTAGTTCAATATTTTCTGTTTTAGTAGATCCAGCAATTGGACCACTATCATCAGCATCGACTGGTGCTGGCGCATTAGGAATACCACCAACAGTACCAATTATAATAGGTTGTTGTTGACTTTCATCAGCAAAAATAATAATTACAGATGTTCCTTCTACTGGACCAATCGGAGATTGTCCAATACCATTCATTGCAGCTGATGTGACGGGCTGAACTGGAACTGCCCATGGAAGATCCGCTGTAGGAAGTTGTGACTTATCATGAGTGTGTAATCCCACCACACGAACTTGGCAACGACCAAGTCTTAATGGGTCACTTCTATTTTCTACAACACCATAGTAAAAATTCATTATTTTGTCCTGTTCATATCCATCATAGATGATTCTTTAATAATTTCCATATAACACTCATGTTTTTCTCTATCAACATAATGATTGATAGCTGCAATAATGTAATTTCCAGAGAACATTTTATCAGTGGTATCACCATCTTTCTTTGATAGTGGTTCTATTCTTTTAAGATCTAGTTTAATCTTTTGTCCAACAGTATAATCGCATCTTCCTGGAACTGTAATATTAATTTTATTTGCTTCTGCTAGTTTTAGTAGCGAAATTCTTTCTTGATTTGATTTAGCATTAGTCACATCACCAAATCCATTAAAGTTTCCAAAGTTTTTTGGATAGTTAATAATTCTTGATGCTGCTCTAAAAATTGAACGATCTGAATTAATAGGATATTTGTTTAGATGTTTCTGTTGCTCAAATCGCTGAAACATATTATAGTTTTTGGCACTATATGTTTTCTTTGTTACATCATAAGATACTTGTCTTGATGAAAGCATTCCTGAACGAATACGATCCATATAATCAAATGCTGTTGGTATGCTAATCTCAAGAATACGCTTAAAATCTTTTTCTGGATTTCTTACACTACCGCCACCTGGACGATCGTCACGAGTATATTTGTCATAAACAAAATCTTGAAATACAGCATTTGTATAAAGTCGTTCTAAACTAATAAAATAAAATCCATCACGATTTTCAAAGAACACATAGCTCGGTGATCTATTAGTATTAATAGCAGTATCTGCAAGATACATAATGTTTTCGATCGGTGTCCAATAATTAGAAATATATTTTGTATTATTTAATGTCTCTTCAATAAAAACTTTCTTATCAGATTCTAAACCAAATGTTTTATCTTTGATAAATGGTTCAATCATTTTAGAAATTTTATCACCAAATACACGACTAGTTTTTTTATTTAAATCTACAACAGCTTCTACAGAAATAAAATGTAATTGATAAACAACTGATTTGTCTCCAGACATTTCTCTGTTAGTCATTTTATAAATGTAATATTTACCTTTGATATTATTCTTATCAAGAGTGGGAGTACTAATTTCTAACTCAAGATATTCTTCTCCAATAAATGGGAATAGATTAACTAAATCTAAAGAGTCTTTTAAAATTAAACTGCCAGTAATAAATGGTGCGAAAAGATCTTCATAAAATTGAACATTAATTACTTGTGCACCAACATCTTGATAAAAACCCTTTGCAGTAATTATCTTAACTTTATCGATGGTGACATCACCAGCAAATCTCAATACTTGACTAGATTTCATTACAATAGATCTTTATAATCTGTGAGAATTTTATTAATAATTTGAGGAGAGATAATTTTTATTCTTCGTTTTTCTTCATTCTGATCTCTAAACCATTGTATGTTTGTAACATTAACTGCACCTGCAACATCTGAATTAACATTATATCCTGCAGCATTTACATAGTGGTGACTATAATTTTCACGACCAGAAGTTTTAACTGTTACTGTTCCACCAGCAGTACCAGTTGGAGCCGACGCTGCAGTAAATGTAAAAGTATTCGCTGTTACTGATGTTACGGTATATGTTCCATTTGGAGCATTTGTAGTAGCAGTAGCACCTGATAAAGTAACTGTTGTAGTCGGTGAAGATAGTAATCCGTGGATGGCTTTAGTTACTGTAACTGTTGTGCCACTATATGACCAACTTGTTGCAGTGAACGATGGATTATACACTGCCTTTGCTGCTTCAACTAATTCTGGTTCTGGTAAAGGAAAGTCTGTTAGATAATCATATCGCTGATTTGCCAACATAATAATCCAGTGATACTCTGGATTACCATAAATCTTTTCTGCGATAATCTCTGGAGTCTCTCCATCTACAATATCGTACTCATCATACACAGCAATATTGTCTAAAACCTCTTTACGAAAACGAACATTTCGTGTGATGTCTCTTACAATTGAAGTTTTTGTTTCGTATGCTCCATAACGAAAGTCGTATAAAAATTCTGGAAATTCTTTGAAGTACATTACATACCATCCTTAACTTTATCTTTGGTGAGAAGGGCAAGTTCTCTAAAGTTCATTGTTACATTAATCTGAGTTGGCATACCATTATCAAATGTAGTAAAGTTACCATTCGGAGTATAGTTGATACTCATTTCTGTTAATACACAAGATGTATGACGATGTAAATTTCTATTTTCTAATCCACTTTGATAGTAAAAAATATCAAATTCAGAAGGGTAAATATAAACAAAATTATTTGCGTCTTTAAACTCTGGGTGCATATGATATTTAAACTCGTAAATAATACGCATCACATTTTCTGCTTCAGCTGCACTTCTTGGGAAGAACTGATAATCAAAAGCAAATGTTCTAAAATCTACACCTTTAAATACTTGTTCTTTCTTTGGATTTGCTGCTAATCCAGTTGCAGCTGATAGTGCTGCAGCACCTGGACCTTTTGCTAACATAAGATTTGTTACTGCAGCTTGTGCTGGTTCAGCAAGATCTTTAGCCTTACCACCACCAGCAGTGGCTTTTAAAATTTCTTCAATACCAGTAGATGCCATTGCCATCGCCAATGTGTCTTCTTCTGAATACTGCATACCATAACGAATTTGTAATTGATTTGGAACATGAAGTGCTATGGCAGTTTTTAATCGTTTTTGAGCACGATTTGCAGATGCAGCATAATTAGCAGTGGCTCCAGCACCGACAGTGGCTAATGCTGCAGCACTAGCAGAAGCACCACCAATACCCAATGCTTGTCCTAATAATGCACCGCCTGCATTAAGGGTAGCACTTGCCGCAAATAATTTGGTTCTATCTAAATTTTGTGCGACAAAATCTCCACGATCTCTTGGTGGTATTTCTTTAACAAATTGATCGTCTTTAAGTTCTTTTGCTAACTTAGAATCTACAGCAATATTAATATAAAACACAACATAGTTACCACCATAACGATTATCGGAAGCCATTAAATCGTCTGGGTATGAGTGGCTTTTTACTTCATATTTGCTTAATTCACCATTCTTTTCAAACTCTCGTGGACCACCTCGTTTGGTGTAGAGATTTGTTGTTGCTGAATCGATAGCATTGTCGATTCTGCGGATATCTGCTTGACTAGCCATTTTTTGCCTTTTGACCTAAATAAACGGAGTTTATCCTAATTACTTATTTATGTTCCATAAGAGAAAGTACACTCCAATATTCCCAGAAAAGTACACTGGTGATCCAACTAATATTATAATGAGATCTTCATGGGAAACCATGTTTGCATCTTGGTGTGATAAAAATCCTAGTGTGGTTAAATGGTCTTCAGAGGAAACGATTATTCCCTATCGTTGCCCAACGGATAATCACATTCATCGTTATTTTGTAGACTTTAAAATAACAGTAAATACAGGAAAAACATACCTTGTAGAAGTTAAACCCTATAAACAAACTCAGCTACCTGAGTATCCTGGAAAACGAACTCAAAGATACTTAATAGAGTCTTTAACCTTTATGAAAAACCAAGCAAAATGGGAAGCTGCAACTAATTACGCTAAAGATCGTGGTTGGGAGTTTAAGATTATAACTGAACACGAGTTAGGTCTGACACCTAAATAATCTTATGGCTAAAAAATCAACCTTACTCGATGTATTTGAAAAGAATCAATACGACCTAAAAACAGCAGTTAAAAAGAGTCGTGCTTGGTTCGAACAACAAGTCTTAATAATGACTAGGCAACAACTCACTCCGCAAAGAGTGTTAAATGGTAATCCTGATCAGTTGGTCACTAAGATAATGCCTGGACATTTATACATGTTTGTATATGATCCAAAGACTAAAGCAGAACTACCGTATTATGATAGATTCCCTTTAGTGTTTCCTTTCCGTAAAACTCCAGATGGGTTTATCGGTTTGAATATGCACTATTTACC